GGTCTTATAAATTGCTGGCGAAATTAGTGGTGCATCTGTTTTCTTTGGATACTTATCACTCTCAGCTAGTTTATATAATATCTGCTCAAACTGATCGAATGAATCGTAATCCATACGCTTTTCAGTTTTATTATCATATATTGAATCAAAGATCGTTAAGCTTACCATGATTTCCTTCGTGTGATGGTGCTTTCCAATCTTCTGGTTTTACTAAATCCGGCACACCAAGCGGATTTGGTCTTGTTGATTTGACACCAACTTCTTTTTGCATATTAGCTTTTAGTACTTCATCCCATGCTTTATATGGATCAACTCCAAATGCATCAAGGGTACCAATAGCAACAACACATAAATCAATAAGGCCATCAACTACTTCTTCTGCATCTTTTACCATGTATGCGTTACGAGTTTCATCAAGCTCTTCTTGTAAAAAGCCAATACGAAACTTCAAAAATGCTCTTAGAATATCAGGGTCGTTTATATTTTTTTCAACCCATTCACGAGTCTGATATTTTGTTTGCATATCATGAATATCTTTTACCCAATCTTTACTCATTATGCAATCACCTTTTTATCTGGTACTACAATTCCACTTGACATAGATCTTACTTGATCTACCAATTCATCAACTGGATCACAAATCATAAGTACATGTGATCTGCTAACAATAAAGTTTTTATCTTTTGAATATGCCATGAATGGAATAAATCCAATCTTACCTGGTTCAGTTGCTACCATATTATAAGCATCACTAATTTCAATTTCATCTGATCTTTCGATCACCTTTCCAATAATTTCCTCACCTGAGGTTAATCTAACTAATTTCATTTTTTTTCTCCAATGTTATATATTATACCACAAAATGTAGTATTTGTAAACTGTTTTTTATCCAAAGAAATCATCAAGAGTCGCGATCTCCTTTGATGACCAACCCACAGCATCAAGAATTGGTTCAATTGGGTCAAGAAAAGTTTTTTGAAACTGTGTTTCGTAATCAATATACTTTTCAAGTCCAAATTCACGAGGCAGATAATCGATAAACGAAATAACGTTTTCGTGAATTTTGTTTGGTTTGCGTAGATAAACAAATTTTAGTTTATCGCCGTTTTTGATTAGTTCGTATCGTTTTTGTAGTGCAAGATCATTTACTTGTTTGTTGTAAAGTAATGCGCCACGTACATGAATTGGTGTACCTTTTTTGTATATGGTACTATTGTCTTTGAATTCACGAACTTTTGTGGCACCACGTGGAAATGCAATATCATGAGCTGACAAAGTTTCGAAATGTGATTTAAAACTTTCAATAGCTTTTTGTGTTTGTGATTCGTTACCCTTAATGATAACCTTAAATATTTCTTTGAGTGCATCACGACATGGCGCAGGTGTTGAAGATTTGATTGCTTCAATACCCATAATTTTTAGTTTAGGTTCAGCGTAGCGAACACCTTCGTTGTCTTGAACATTTAGAATGTAACGTTTTTTAGCTGTCCATATACCACGATCAGCAATACATTCACGTTTCATAACCATACGGTTTGATATACCACCAAGCTGAGAATATAAATTATCGTAAGCTGCGGCAAGAACTGGTTCAAACTTTTCTTCACAAACTTTATCTAGAAAGTCAGTTGGATTTTCAGGGTTGACAGCAGATGTAAGATCTTCAAGTCCTACATATAATGAATCAGTATCAATGGCCAACACATAGTCTTTGAAGGATTGTCCTTTTCGTAAGATTTTGTTGAGATAATGATTAAGTGCATATTCTGCCCAACGTATCGTGAGCTGGCCGGTAAGAGTAATTGCTTCTGCAACTCGTTGATCGAAGAATCTGAAGTACTGGTTGCCCATAGCACCATAGAGAGAGTTAAGCAGAATTTTAATAGACATTTGCTGATTTTCAGCGATCGCGATATCTCTTTCGATTGCATATAATTCCTGTTTGTCTTCTTTATCGACAGTTTGTAGTTTACGTTGAGCATCAATCATTTGTTTTTTGATTTCAACACGTTCACTGTACATTTCATCAATAATGGTTGGAATGATACCCTTGTATTCAGTGTTGAAGTATTGACCATTAGCTGCGAGTGCTTTACCACGATTATCAGGTTTGTAAGAACCAGCCAACATACCTTCCAAATCAAATTTAGTAATTTCACCTTCGGCAATAGTTTCTGGCGACATGTTATATTGCATAATGATCGATGGATAAAGTGAATTAAGATCGAAGCTGACAATATTTTCGTGTATGCCAACATGCGGATCTTTTACATAGCCGCCAGGATAAAATGTTTTTTGTTGATCTTTTTTCATGGGAACAGCAATTTTGTGTTCGTATAGTTTACGATAAATGATTGTGTCCCAGATGTTTGTTGTACCAAAAGTATCGTTGTAATTTACGCCAGCTTTGTAAGCCATTGTCATACACAACGTAATCAAACCAAGTTTATCTTCGAGACGATCAACAAGTTCGACGTCTTTGATATTATAGTCAATAAACTTTTGGTGATTGGTTTGATATAAAGTATGTAGTGAACCTGCTTCTTCATATGAAAGTTTACGTTCACCAAGAACCACATGAGCAATGTGATCGAGTTTGTATGTTTCTTGTGGGCCATAGGAGTAACCAAACTTTTTAAATAAATCAAGGTAATCTAGATTAGATAGACCCATGATAGTATACCGCTTACCATTACGGCCAGTATTTTTACCAGGTATTTCGTCAATTCTCATCGCATTACGATTTTGGTGATATGGTGAAAGTCGTTTAGCATAAGCCTCACCAATCAATTTACACATACGATTGTACATATAAGGAACATCAAAGAATGAAGTATTCCAACCCGTAATGACGTCAGGAATATTAGATGGCTTTGACCACCAAGTAATAAAATCAATTAGTAAATCAGCTTCAGTATCGAAACGTTTGTATACAACTCTGTGCGATTTCATATACGAAGCAGAAACATCGTATTCGCCAAGACCCCATACGTAATAAGTATTATCGATATTATTTTTACATGTGATAGAAATAATAGGACTATCAGCTAGTTCTGGTTCGGGGAAACCATCGTCAGACGCAACCTCAATATCAATCGTAGTCACATTTATTTTGTTACGATCAAATTGGATTTCACCAGGAAAATAGTCATTGATAAATGCCGCGGTATAGTTTGTATTACCATGGATATGGAGTCCGGCGACTTGTTTATTATTGTTCATCCATTCTTTAGCAGAATTCATAGAATCAAATTTGACTTGGCCAACTGGTGTACCGTCGAGTGCTTTCCACGCAGATGGCTTGTTTGTTGCCACAAAAAGTGATGGTTCGTATTTTACTGTTTCTTTGATTTTTTTGTTATGGTCATAACCACGGTAGTAGATATAATTACCGTATTTTGTGACGTGTGTATAGAATTTCATAATGTAACCATTTCCAATTTATAGTATATATTATACCACAGTTTCTTCATAATGTAAACAGTTTTTTTCATTTATTTTCAATAAGTTGAGGGGGAGTTTCACCCCCTCGTGAGTCTTACAGAACCTAATACGTTGTTACTTGTAAGTACATGATAAATGGAGCTAGTCCTAAGACTATGCCTCCAGTAGCTAGCATGACTAACACACCGCTTAGGGTCTCTGCAATGTCCTCGTGTTTTTGCACAAAATGCATTAATGTTTTCATTGCTGTTCTCCAGTAAATTGAGTATTACAATCCACTGGGTGTTCGCTGATACTTATCCTTTAAGAAAAGACTTTTTCTTTGATGCCCCAGCAGACCCTATTTCGATCTTCCTAGGACGCCTTTCTTCGGGAAGTTCAACTCTGGCATACACCACGAGTATTCCATTCTCTAAATCGGCACCATCTATTACGACAAATTCTGAGAGACGGAAGCTCTTCTCAAATTTGCGGGATGATATACCTTTCCATGCATATTCGCGTTCATCACCTTCGATTTTACCACGCACTTTTAGAATACCGTCCTTGACTTCAAGTTCGATATCGTCTTGCGTGAAACCTGCAACAGCTAGCTCAATGAGAAATTTTTCATCATCGATCTTTACAATGTTGTGTGGTGGGTAGTTGTCGTTTCCAGATCTAGCAGAAGTATGAATTCTTTCTAGCTCATCAAACAGGCCTTCAAAGCCTACAAAAAGTGAACGCGGTACGTTCAAAGTATTTCTAACCATGTTTTCCTCCTATTATTAAGCAAGGTTAATTGTAAATGAGACCCGAACCCTCGGCATCTCAATATTATTTATACAAACTAGTTTGTCAGTTTACATAAATAGTTCAGCAAATAATACACCTAGTACAAATACGCACATGTATTTTGCTAAAGTTAGTTGGCTTTCATACGCTTTATTTTTTGGTATTAAACCTAATTTTTTTAATTCTTTATTTACTTTCATCCTTATTACTATTACCTATGTTGTATTTTGGACATAGCTGCCATTCAGATTTCTCTTTGAATGGAATCACTTTAATTTGTCTAAGTGGTGCAATGTCCTTTGCTTCTTCAGGATTTACTAGTGTAATAAGTCCCCAATCGGCCAACAAAGTAGCAATAGTATTTCTACGTTGGATGTCATTTAAAAGTAAGTTTGATGGTTTACCATCTAATAAGAATAATTCTTTAAAATGTACAATAAAATATCTGCCTTGTTTGTGTAGAATATGACAAGACTGATAGAGTTTTTGATCTTTTCTTGAAGCTACACCAATTCTAGTTAGTGTTTCCCTAATCTTCAGAAAGTCGTCAGGTTCGTTAAGTGTAATCTCTAGCATTGCTGCTGGTGACCATGAGACTTCTATGTTATTATTTTCGTTTTCCACCTTTATAAATCCTATTTTTCAATTCGTTAATATCTTCATCATTAAACAATGATAATACGGATTTAGCTTTTTCGTCGCTATATCCATAATATTCTTTAATAACCTCAAGATTCTCTAGTTCATTTGCTTTTAACCATTTTGAAAATCTTTTTTTCTTCTTAACTATATTTATAAGAAAATCAAATTGAAGACGGCTATCGAGATGGTGATTAATATTCATCTCGTTAGCCATCAGAACCGTATCTGCAAAATATGATAGACCACGATTTACCATAAAAGCATTATAATCTTTTTCAGCAATATCATCTACCATAATATCTTTTTTAGACGTATTGATTGCACTTAAGTAATCAAACGGATTCATTTTTTTGTTCCTTTATATAATCTTCAGCTGCTAGAAAAAAGTGAAATGTTTTTTCTTTTACAACAATATTTTGTTCATTGTAACATACAGCTCGCCATTTTTGTGTATCACCTTCGAAGTG